CGCCAAAGAAGTATGTTTTTATGCTTACAAAAGAATCAATCATTTTAAGGAAATATTGGCACAGTTTCAAGGAAAAGAAACAACGCAAATTCCTTTGGAGGTTATTGAAAATATTAAACTACAAATTAAAAAAGAGAGAATCGATTTAACCGTCATAACAAATAACAAAACAAAAGAGATTTTGAAAAAATTGGGCTATAATAAATACTATGAGCATATACCATTTATTAAAGATAAGTTGGGAATTAAACCGCCGATTATGTCGCAAGAATTAGAAGAAACCTTGTGTAATTTATTTATTGAATTACAAGCGCCGTATTCCAAATATTGTCCGGATGATCGCGTCAATTTTTTAAATTATTATTACACCGCGTATAAGCTGTGCGAGTTGTTAGGTGAAACACATTATTTAGAACATTTTCCGATGCTTAAAGACCGCGAAAAAAGAATAGAACAGGATACTATTTGGCGTAATATTTGTGAAGAATTAGATTGGGAATTTATACCTACAATTTAAAAATTATTGGGGTTTGTATGGGAATAACTGTAACATGTTTGTATTGTAAATGGAATTATTTGGGTCGTAATTATTTGCTCCTACGCCGGTCCCATAACAGTTGCCGCCTTTAAGCTTCTTGCGACTGTTAAGCTTCTTTTTAAGATTTCTTGTAAGCTTCTTTTTAAGCCTGCGACTGTTAAGCTTTTTGCGACTGTTAAGCTTTCTTCTTCTGGTTTTTTTACCGCCTGAAAAGGAACTGTTTTCTTCTTCTTTGGTTGTATTTGTTGAACTATTCACAGTAGAGTCATTTAAATTTATGTCACCGGATATATTATTATTTAAACTATTATTCGTTTGATTATTATTCATTTCATTATTTATATCACTGAATACCGAATTATTTGTTGAATCAGTTGTAGTGTTTAAAGAATTAGAATTAAAATTAAAATCGTCTGATAAATGTAAGTCATCCATACTTAAATTATGTTCATCGCTCATGTCATGTGGAATATCCAACCCATCCTCATCTGAAATACTTAAATCAATAGATGTATTATTATTAGGTAAACTCATATCATCCATAGCATGGGAAATAGCGGAAATATTTGGATCGGTAATTCCTCCTTTAAACATGCGCTTATGACTACGATTCTTTTTCGAACGTTTACGCATTCGCATTCGCATTCGCATACTTTTTGCCATAATAATATATTACTATAATTAATATTATATTATTTAAAATTTATTTAGTGAATAACAGGTTTAGTCAATAACATGTTTAAAACCCACCAGGGAATTTAACCAAGTTAGCGCCAATACCAAACCCAGCACCAGAGCGAGCAGTAACACCCATACTGGGGATATAGGTATCCAAAATACTGAATGTGGCAGCAGCGGTTAAAGCAATTAACACAATTTCCTCAATATTCAAAGAACGTTTAGGAATAGCATAAGCAGCGATAGCCACCATCAAACCTTCCACCAAATACTTAATGATTCTCTTAACAAGTTCGCCAACGTTGACTAATCCGTTCATTATATTAAATATTAAGAAAAAAATATAAATAATGTGAATAATATGAAAAATATATAATGCGAAAAAAAACTTAAAATCAAATAAACTACTTAATTAAAATGGATCATTCTAAAGAAAAGAGTTCTAAAAAACCTGCTTTTGAGAGAAAAATGAATAATGGCAAACCAAATCAAAAATATGTGGATTTATTGGATGAAGATAAACCATTAGCTGGTCAAAAGTTTGCGTGTATTTCTTTTGTTTCACCTGAAAAAATTTTGAAGGAAAAAGAGGTTTTCTTTTTTGAAGAATTCCTAAAGAAGTGGGATTTGAATAAATCTATGGAAAAATTTGTTCAATTTTTAAATTTTGCCTCTTTTAAATACAACATGTCATTTGATGATTTGTCTAATGATTTTAAGGACTTTGTCAAGGAAGAAAAGGAAAATCTTTCTAAATCAAATATGTCTGACGAATACAAGACATATCTTGATAATAACGAAGAAGAGTTGGAAAAGGCTTTTGGGATGACACATAATTTCCAAACTTGTACACGAGGTTTGAAAATTCGAGGATCATATCCTACAATAGAAGAAGCGGAATTGCGATGTAAAATGTTGCGAGAAATTGATCCAAATCATGATGTTTTTGTTGGACCTATTGGTATGTGGATGCCATGGGATCCAGAGGCGTACAAGACTGGACGCGTTGAATATATGGAAGAAGAATTAAACCAATTGATGCATGAGAAAAACAAAAATGAAACCAATGCTAAGACCGCATTTGATCAACGTATTAAGGAAAGTAAACAAAAGGCAATTGAGGAAAATATTAAGACTGCCGAAAAATCTGGTAACACATTGACGCAAACTATTGATGACAAAGGCAATTTAATTGGTATAAATAATGCCAACTCACAAGAGTTTGGATTAAAAGAGAAGGAAAATATTTCCTCTGCGGATATTTGTATGGAATTGTTTGAAGGCGAGAATATTGTTGTTGGTAAGACAGATAATGGACAAAGTGAACTAGTCAGCGGACCTTTTTCTAGCAAAACAAAGAGTGACTAAATATACTTTAATATACTTTAAAAAAGTATAGCAAATACACAGTATACTTTTTGTAGCAACTGATCTTCTTTACGCGGTGTTATCGTTAGCTGAAGGAACCACCTAGAATTTTATATTTATACGGTAAAATATGAATATAAAGATAAATATAATTATGAATATAAATATGCATATTACATCATTAATATCTGGAAAAGCATTTTCAGAATCATATGGAATTCAAAATGGGTTAGTTGTTGATATAGGAGGACGAAATGTAAATGGCTCTTTGCGTTCTTTTTTTGAAACAAAAGGTATACATTTTTTATGCGTTGATATGGAATCAGATCCATCAGTTGATATAGTTATACCTCCAGGCGAAAAATTACCATTTGAAGACAGTTCTGTGGATTTAATAGTGTCTACATCTTGTTTTGAACATGACCCTTGTTTTTGGTTAACATTTACACTTTTGGACAATTAAAATGCCGATTTTTTAATATATATATATGTATGTATGTATCTTTAGGAGTTGATTGTGGGACAGCAAGTATTTTAAAAAAATTAGGACTAAGAAGTTGTAGTCTTCCTTTTGACTGGGTTGTGACATATGAAGGAATAACAAATATAATAAATAGCGATTTTACTAATTATTTACCTAAAAATGATAATGATAAATATGAAAAATTAAATAGAAATAGTGGAACTTTGTTTTTACATAATAATTTTCCAGGTGATATTGCAAAAATGAATAAAAGAATTGATAGATTTAAAAATTTATTAGAAACAAGTAACGAAAAAATAATATTTATTCGTAAAAGTCACGGTAGTCATCATCATAATGAATATAATAATGTAGTTAACGATATTGATGATGTCGTAAAATTAGATTTATTATTACTTAAAAAATATCCTAATTTAATATATGAAATACATGTTATTTTAATTTGTGATAAATGTTTTACCAATATAAATGAAAATATTTCAAATAATATAATAATACATAATATATCCAGACCATATCCAATAAATGTAAATGTTACAAATCCTGATTATTTTGATGAATTGTGTAAACAAATTTTTAATTAGTCGGCGTTCTAAATGTCCAAAGGTGTAAAGAAATGACTAGAATTATAAAACCATCTGGTTATATTTATATAAATGCTCCTACGTCAGGTCCATATCATACTTTTCCAGGCGATAATTGGCGTTTTTACTCCGATGCTGGTCAAGCACTAGCATATTGGTCTGGTAAACAAATATCAAATGAAACGATTTATCCTGTAAAAGTTGTAGAAACATTTAATGTATTAGGTGATGTTTGGAATGACTTTGTATGTGTATGGAAAAGGGTAAATATTGAAAATACCGAAAAAAATATAATTGTTCACGATGAAATCATCAATAATATTGGTATTTTAGAAGAGACAATAAATAATTACGGATTAAAAACACGGAAAAAGTGTTAATTTTGGAGGAGTTTCACTTCGTAGTAAATGTTAAAAGGTGTAAAGTATATTATATCTTTTTACACCTTTTAACATTTACTACGAAGTGAAACGCCGTTTTTATTTTAAGACGATAATTTACACAAATAAAATATTTTTATATTTGTGTAAATTATATATGAGTGGATTATTAATTGTTGGATTATTATTTTTACTTACTTTTTTGATTGAAAAAACTACAAATTTGAAACCTACTATCAATTATAATAATAAATTTGAATACGTACCTATAATAACAGCTAATATTTATGCTGATTTATTTATTATTTTTTTTACTTTCTCAAAAATTTATTTCAAAATCAAATCTTTAGAAGGATGGTATACAAAATATAGACTGTCTGCTATGATTGCTGATATATTGATTGGTGTTTTATATATCTTATTAGGAAGATATCTAGTTTATAAAAGTGGTCTACAGATTGGTCTGACAGCATTTGCTGGTATATGTGTATCCATTCAAATAATCTTTGACTTTCTATTTTATATATTCTTTACTATTATTCCTACAGGCTCAAATGATATGTTAGATTATTTCAAAGGTTATTCAAAAGAAGCTGGTGCTGGTGCCTTATTAGGAGATAGTTTTTTAGTAATCATGGCTGTTATAATTAGTGCTTTATTGAACCAAGCAAGTTATGATACTAATATCGTATTATTAATTATGAGTATTTACTTGACACCTTATTTTATTTATATGAAAGATTAAGATTTTATTATTTATTATACTTTGATATACTTTTTTAAAGTATACTATGTATTTGCTATACTTTTTTAAAGTATACTATGTATTTGCTATACTTTTTTAAAGTATAATATAATAAAATGAATTAAAAATAATAATACATTTTATTTAATAATGTCGGCAAATATAAAAAAAATAATGTATATTAACTTGAAAAAACGCACCGATCGTCGCGAAGAACTTGAAACAGAGTTGAATCATTTCCAATTATCGTACGAAAGATTTGAAGCAATCGAGACACCTGGATTTGGCACGTTAGGATGTGGATATTCACATTTGAATGCTTTAAAAATCGCAAGGGATAATAATTACGAAAATGTTCTCATATTAGAAGACGATTTTACTTTCCTAGTATCGAAAGAAGAATTCGAATTCCAATTAGCCGAGTTTTTTAATTTAAAAATAGACTATGATGTATGTTTATTATCGTATAATTTATTAAGATCTGCTGAGACACCATATAAAGTAGTACATAAAATTTTAGAAGCACAAACCGCGTCTGGATACTTAGTGAATCAAAAATATTATGACAAATTAATTAGTTTATATGAATGGTCTATGCCTCTACTCGAGTCAACGAGACAACATTGGATATATTGTAATGACCAGATATGGAAACGTTTTCAAGAAACGGATAATTGGTATTATTTTACTACCAGAATAGGTAAACAGCGTGCCGGATATAGTGACAATGGTGGATGCTATGTTGACAACGGATGTTGATAAAATGAAGGTTATCCAGTTATCAAGTTATCAAGTTATTTTTTATAATGTTTCCTACTTCTATTTTTTCTGCTTTTCATTTTTCTAGATATCATTTTTTTAGATTTCATTTTTCTAGATTTCATTTTTCTAGATTTCATTCTTCTTTTACCACCGGAGATATCCATTGTACTGAGTCTTTGATTCAGAACACCCATAATTTCATTTATAGGTCTGCCTGGCATCATATCAAACTCACGAATTAACCCACATATTTTTGTTCTAATCGCAGCATATGCGTCGGTTGTTTGATTTACAGTCGCGGTAGTTGAAGCGGACATATTAGTGACCGCATTATCTAATCTAGCCTTAGCCGCAGTTATTTGTGCTCCTAAGGCGTCTTTTTTAGCAGTAATAGAACGTGTTACCGCTCCAGTATATTCGGTTAAAGTAGTATATGTTGCTTGTAAACCGGCAATCGCCGCGAGTGCGTCCGCGTGAGCGGTTTCAGCAGTTCTTGTATATCTACCTATAGCTACGCCTGGAGCAAGTTTAGCCAAGGTAATTGTTATAGAAGGGATAGCATTTTTTAATGCGATAAAGATATCGCCTGTTATATTTAGACCAGAGCTAATAGTTGTTCCAGACATACTAAGCGCTGAAGATCCAACCTTCCATAAATTTGTTCCAGCGGAGGCTAATGTGTCATATAATGAAGTTATAATGGCGATTGTGGTATCCTTTAAACCATATGTTGTCATAAAAAATAATAATGTTTGATATCCTCCATACCCAACGCCGATTAATGATGCGGCGCCTGCTAAAAGTATAGCAGAATCTACTGCTAATCTAATAGCATAACTATCTTCGCAGCTAGCACCACCTTTCATTTTCCATTTACCTCCTTTTTCACCAGGAAATCTTAGATGCTCAGGTAAATCTCCTTTTAACATGTTGTTGTAAAATCCTGAGGTTCTTCCAGCAACATTTCTAAAATTATATTGAGACCCTAAGGTAGATTCTGATGCTACGTTTATTTCTCCAATTAAATTCGCCAGAGCTTGCTGTTGTCGCAATTCATTCATTTATATATATAATAATTATTATATTAATTATTATATCAATTATTATATCAATTATTATATCAATTATTATATTTGTATATTATATTTTGTATTTTATATTTTGTATTTTATATTTTCTAAACTCACCATTTATTCGCTTTTTTAATCGTAATTTTTTGCCCAGATCCGCGTTTTTTAACCGCTCCAGGATCATATTTCTCATCTTCATCATCAGAATTAATACCTTTTGACAATTCCCAAAATTCTTTCGAACCCAACCTAAAATCATTATGATTGTCGGCTTTATACCAAAAAACCTGATCTTGTAATTTGTTTGATTTTGAATTATTGTTAATAACTAGACATTCGTAATTTTCAGTGCATTGATCCATCACTTGACAAAAAGATTCAAAGGTTGGGAACATTCCAGCATAATTTTCGTATATTCTTTTCCTATTAGCAATGTAATTCTCTCTTAAGATAAACACAAAATCTATATTTGTTCTCAGTGTTGGTGGAATACCTAAT